TACATATCAAATACCAGTTATATTTTATATACAAAGAGTTGATGCAGCTACAGCTCAAGATTCTCTTGATACCTTTTTACAATCATCAGGATCAAGTAGTGTAAAAGCAGCTATTGAAGGTGATATAACTTTGGGCGGTGCTGCTATGTCTGTTAGAGTAGTTAGTGCAAGTGATTATGGCGAGTATGAAGTCAATCAGGGTACTTCATATCTAGGTGTAACTTTTAACTTGGAGGTAATAGCATGAAAATTGAAATTTTAGTTGGTAGCAACTATCCAGATGGTAAAGATGAGAAAAGAGTCGAAGCAGGGGACGTTGTAGATGTTCCAGACAAAATAGCCAAGAGTTTGATAAAGAATAAAGCAGCAGTAAAATTTGATAGTGCAAAGAAAAATAAAACAACTAAAAAAAGAGCTCGAAATGAAGATGGGAGTTTTAAAGCAGACGATCCTTCAACTCCTGAAAACGAGGCTTGGGAGGTAACTGAATAATGCCAACGTTTACACACGGAAAAGATGCAGTTGTAATACTTGATAACACAAATTTATCTAATACATTGACTGACGTGTCTTTTTCACTAACTTCCGATGTAGTAGAAACATCCACCTTTTCAACATCAAGTAAGACATATATTGCAGGTCTAAAGGATGGAACAGTTACTGCATCAGGCTTTTTTGAAACATCAAGTCCAGATAGTGACGCAGAGTATTTAGCACAGTTAGGTGGATCAGGATCTGCTTTTTCTGTTGCACCTATTGGATACACAAGAGGCAATCCTGTGACTCTTGGTAAAGTTATCGAGACTACTTACGATAGATCAGCAGACGTTGGATCTGTCGTAGCAGCTGCGGTTGCATTTCAGTTTGATACAGATAGCTTCGATGGAAATTCACTAGTTGCTCCTGCTGCATTTACTTCTACAACCAATCAAACATCAGTTGATTATGCAGCAGCAGGTACAAATGGAGGCGGAGCAGTTTTACACGTTACTTCTGTAAGTGGAACGTCACCAACATTAGATGCAAAAATTCAAACAAGTTCTGACAACGCTTCATTTTCTGACTATATAACTTTTAGTCAAAAAACAGCAGTGGGATCAGAATATAAAACAAGTAGCAGCAATCCAGCTCGGTATGCACGAGCAGTATTAACTATCGGAGGCACAAATCCGAGTTTTACTGTAGCAATCAGTTTTGGACAGGGATAATAGTAAAGGAGAGTAATGCCAACATTTACACACGGAAAAAGTGCAGCGTTTAAATTTGATGACTCTGGCGGAACAATTAGAGACGTTTCTAATGTTCTAACAGATGTAACAGTATCAAGAACTGCTGATGTTGCTGAGGTTAGTGCCTTCTCTAATAGCTCTAAGGCATTTGTGTCTGGGCTAAAAGATGGGACTATCACTCTCACAGGTAGCTTTGACAGTACAGTCAATGGCTATCTAACTGGAATATTAGGATCTGAGGTTGACTTTGAGTTCTATCCGATAGGAACAACTGGAGGCAATCCAAAGGCTAGTGGTAAGGCAATATTGACATCTTACGACAGAAGTCCTGATATATCTGGTGCAGTGGGATTTTCAGCGAATTTCCAATTAACTGGGGACATAACAGAAGGTACAGCTTAAAATATAGATAAATTATAAAAAGGAGTCTATATGAAAAGATTGAAGTTAGATGATATATCTAACGCACCACAACTACCTGAAAAAGAGATTGAACTTGAAATGTGGGATGCAACTGTAATTGTACAGGGACTTACCAAAGCAGACACAGTAGAAATCAATGAACTATCTGAAAATGAGGATGGTGTGCGTGATGATGTACTTTTTGAGAAAAACTTACTTCTCAAAGGTCTAAAAGATCCTGCTTTAGAATCACTTGATGATGTCAACAAATTCTATGCAAAAGCAACACCTATGGTAATAGATAAAATCTTAATAGGTATTTATCAGTGCATGGCTTGGACAAAGGAGGATCAGGCTGAGATAGCCGATAAGTTTCCAGAACAATCATGAGGTAATTTTTGAGTTTAGATTGGCTCTAGAACTTGGGATGACTGTGGATCAACTTCGTAAAAACATGTCAGTTCGAGAATTTGAGATGTGGAAGTTATACTTTATAGATAAGAATAAAAAAGAAGAGTTAGCTCTAACGGAGCAGAGAGCTAGGTCAAAGCTAGGAAGGTAATATGGCAAGTGCAACACTTGAAATGTTTATCAAGATGGTTGGTGTCAATAAAGTGGCAGCAGAGCTTGATAAGATTGAAAAGGGTGCAAAAGATCTTGATGATCAGATAAATAAATCTGAAAAAACAAATCGAAAGATGAGTGATAGTATGTCTGCACTTAGAAAGACAGCTATTGCAGGTGGAGCGATATTTGCTACAAAAGCACTCTTTGATTTTTCAAAATCTGCTGTTGAAGCCTCAGTTGCAGCAGATGAAGCAGCAGCAGCATTTGGCACTACCTTTGGATCAGCAGCTGAAAGAGCGACAAGATTTTTAGAAGACTTTGCAAATAAAGCTGGTCTAACTGTTGGAGAGGCACAACAATTACAAGCTACACTTGGTGCGGTTGCACAGGGTATAGGATTTACACAAGAAGAGTCAGCTGATTTAGCAATCGAGTTAACAAAAATAGCAGCTGACGTTGCATCTTTTTCTAACATTAGTGCAGGTGCAGAGCCTGTACTTCGTGCGTTTCAATCTGCTCTTCTCGGTGAGAATGAGGCACTAAAGACGTATGGTATCGCAATTTTATCTAGTGAGGTTAATACAAAAGCCTTAGAGCAAACTTCAAAGACAACAGCAGAAGCGTTGACAAAACAAGAAAAGGCTCTTGCTACCTTAACACTTATAAATGAAAAAGCAGCTGTTCAAATTGGGGATCTTGATAGAACTTTCACTTCGTTTGCTAACCAATCGAGAGCTGTTGGTGCAGAGCTAAGAACTCTAAGAGAGGATATAGGTAAAGAGTTGATTCCTGCTTTGGAAATCTTACTTCCTAAGTTTAGAGAGTTAGTTCAAGATATTGCACCTAGTTTGATTGAGGGTTTTGGATTAGCAGCTACTACTGTTATAGATCTTGTTTTAGCCTTAGATAGATTTAATGATCTGGATGAAGGATTAATATTTTTTATAAAAAACTTCAAAGAATTAGCAGAGGAGCAAAGAAAGTTTAATGAGATACAAGCAGCAGCAAAACGTCTAACGACTGAAAGAATTGTCAGAGAGGCACTTCTAAATGTTGAGAAAAGAAAATCTAGAAATGAAACAAACCTTCAAAGAGTAGCTTTTGAAAAGTTTGACACACAATTACAAAAGAAATCAATACCTCAACTTAAAACATATTTAGAGTTAGTTGGTATCTTAAATGCAGCTGATGAGGACTTAACAAGTGCGGAAGATGAGCTCAAAGATGCAAAAGATAGAGTTGCCGAAGCACAAAGAACTGAGGCACTAGCGACAGCTGAGGAAAGATTACAAAAGAAAGAACTTCAAGCACAAATACAAGAATTGTTATTTTTTCAAGAAAAAGGTGTCAATGTAAGCGAAGAGTTAGCTGTAGCAACAGAAAAACTAAGACTTGTTGAATTTGAGCTTACAAGAGAATCAGAGGAACTCAGAGATGCTAAATCAGAATTAGCAGATATAGAAGATTCATTAAAAACAAAAGTGGATGAAACAACAGAGGCTTTTGAAAAAAATGTCGATCAATTTATTAAATTAAATGAAGCTAGTGAAATTTTTAAAGCTTTGAGTGTAGATAACGAGTTTATGGAATTACTAATTGCAAATGATATGCTCAATCCTTTTTTAGCAGCAAACCTAGATAATTTATCCAAATTAGCAAAACTTCAAGGTCTTGATGACAGAGCCAGAGAATTAGGTCGGATGGCAGATGCAGCTGAAAGATTAGCAGATGCTCAATCAAGAGGAAATATACCGCGAACTTCATTCACACCTGCTGCTACTCCAACAATTCCAGACACATCGACCATACTCGCAGACCAAAGATTGATGTCACTAGCTGCATCAGCACCACAAGTTACTGTTCAAATTGGCGAAGAGACAATCGACAGTTTTGTTGCTGAGAGTAATCAAAGAAACGAAGATCGTTCAGGATTCTTTTCAGAGTTATTAGCTAGGATTCAATAATGTCGGTAGCATTTGATTCAAATGTAAATATTACTTGTGAAATTGCCTTTGACTCAGATCCTCTAGATAGTTCACAAACTTACACTGATGTTTCAGCTTTTTTAAGAGGTTTTAAAATAACAAGAGGTAGAGCGTCAAACTTAGTAAATTTTCAAACAGGCACAGCATTGATACAGCTAGATAATTCTGATAATAGATTCTCGCCAAATCAAACAACACATTTTTTTGATTCAACAGCAGGAAGGACAAAAGTACAACCACTTAAAAGAGTAAGAATAAAAGCATCATATAGTGGTACAACGTATATTTTATTTGTTGGATTTGTAGAGAGCTTTCCAGTCAAGTATGGATTACAGGGATCTGATTCAGTTGTAAACATAAGAGCAGGAGATCTCTTTAAATTACTAAATAATGCAACACTTGATTCTATTGGATGGAAATTAGGAGTTTCTTTATTAGGACAAACTACAAGATTAGCTTTTGGACAATCACAAGAGCTTTCATCTATTAGAGTCACAAATATTCTTAATTCATTTGGATATACAGATCAAGCTATATCAACAGGGCAGTTACAGGTACAAACACAAGCCACAACAGATACTCTCTTAAAAGCAATTCAAAAAGTTGAACAGGCTGAGAATGGTACTTTTTTTATAGCAGCAAATGGCAATGCTACTTTTAGAGATAGAAACTTTAGATTGACAAACACAACAACTCCATCTGCAACTTTTGGTCAGGGTGGTAGTGATATACCTTACAGTGATATTGTTTCAACTTATGACGATCAAAAAATAATAAATACTGTTTTGATGACAAGAACTGGAGGAGCACAACAGACAGCAGTATCGGATGATTCTGTTACTAGATTTGGAACTCACTCACTTACACAATCTGCAAGACTAAATATTCAAGACTCAGATGTTTTGAGTATTGCTAAACAAAAAGTTGTCGAGAATGATATACCTCAAACAAGTGTCAAACAACTTAAATTTAGACCACAGACAAATGTTAACACTTGGGCTAAGGCACTTGGTCTAGATATAGGATCATTTGTAGAAACTAATGTTTTAACACCTTCAGGTACAACTGAAACTTACGAGTTATTTATAGAAAACATAACGCATAGTGTTGATGCAAGAACTAAGACTTGGACATGGGCTATTGGCTTATCTCCTGCTGAAACTGGTGCTTGGATCTTGGGTGTTTCAAAGTTGGGAATTGATACAAATATCAGTTATACTTAAAAAAATAAAGGAGTTATATGGCAGCAGGTGGATGGTTTGACTGGTCAACAGGTGACTTAGTAACCGAATCAAGATTTCAAGATATTCAGGACAGTATTGTTTTTATATTTGCCTCAGAATCAGCAGCAAATTCAGCTCTTACTAATAAAGTTGAAGGGACTATTTTCTATGATACTACAGACAACCTGATAAAAGCATGGTCAGGATCGGCATGGATATCAGCTGAGACAGGTGATATTGAAGGCGTTACCGCAGGAACAGGACTAAGTGGAGGAGGAACAACAGGAACAGTAACTGTGAACTTTGATCCAAACTCTATCGCAGCAGGAACTGTAAATGTTGCTAATGATAGCATCACTATTATAGATGCAGACGATAGTGGTAATCCTAAAAAAGAAAGTATAGCTGACTTAGTATCAGCGATGGCAGGTAGTAATTTAACTGCTTCTAGTGGACAACTAAACGCTACAGGTGGAGTTACACTAGGATTAGTTTTAGCTCTTACATAAGAAAGGAAGAGAAAATTGGCAGATGTATTAGAGGGCGTGGTTGGAACTTTAGGAACTAGCAACGCAGACCTTTTGGATGCTGTAGGATCTTCAACAACTGAAACAATCATTGGCATGTCCTTTGCTAATGTCAATTCAAGCAGTCAAGATGTAACTATTGATATTGAGATTGTAAAGTCTGGAGGATCTACTACACCTCATCTTTTGAACGACGTGACTGTACCAGCAGGAACAACGCTTGTTTGGGAAACAAAGGTAGTTTTGACAACAGGTGATAAAATA